TGATAGTTAGGAGTCCTACGTGCTAAAACAGCTACAAAGTTTTCGTCAATGGAGGCCTCAAGGCCCCTCTCAACACTACTTAAAAGTAATGATGGGAAATTATAGTTGAGTGACATTCCTTCAGTTATTTCTACTGGAGATATGCCAGTCATCTCTAAACCATCGACAAATACTCGTTTAGCTATCTCTACGGAATTCATCGTTGACGCTTCATTAAATTTATTTAGACTTTTAACTTTAGTTAAAGGACTAAATCCTTTTAAAGGAGATGTTGGTACTCCCATGAGTTTGCATAAATGCAAATACATTTGAGCAACATCATCACCTAATATGGCAACATCATCCCCAATTATAACAAATTGTGGATCGTCCGTTGACGGACTCAATGATAAGGCATGTCTACATGTTCTGATCATCAAATGATTCCATATCGCAAGCATAGCCCATGAGGAGTAAAACCCCATTGGCTGGCCAACGGTATAAACTCGTTCATTCCCTTCAATGTCTTTGAATTGTCTTCCAACCATTAGGTTTACCCAATGTTTGGCATACGACTCACCGGCAATTGATTGGACTATTTCACCCAATACCTCACAATCTATATAGTTTGTGGCGCCGGTCAGGTCAATAGAATATATTCTATTGTCAGGACAGTCACTCCAACCTTTACAGATGTTAGATACATAATTATGCGAATGTGATCCGTCTTCGGGTAAACCTCGAAGTAGACCAAATAAGTATAAATGTAAGCTCTTAAGAGCAGATTGAGTAAAATAATCACCAATAGCGAACACTCGATTCTTGCCTCCAGGCTCTTGCTTTAAAGCAAGTCTGGATGCAACAATAGGGTCGCCCTCTTGGTGGATAACGAGATCCGACTGATACATAGTTTCAATTATACTTTGTAAATCTTGATTTTGAAGATCTATACTCAAGTCATAGACATTATTAATAAGTCCATTACTTGACATAGCCTTAAAATCTAGAGGTACTCCAGCTAGGACGGGACCATTTGGCCCATTCTTGTTGGATATGTATAAATTGTTACCTTGTAATCTTTCTTTCCTACGTTCTAATTGAGATGATGGAAACATTGTGTTAACACAGTGCCTCCAACTTTTCAATAATTGAACGTTCATAGGGGTCGGGTCTTCTTGCACCTTTCTATGTAAGTACGATAAATCGTTATTGACATTAAGGTCTGTGAAGTCTCGTGATATATTACGAGAAGCCTCTATCTGACTATAATCTACCTCATCATTCTTTGAAGAAATGAGGCGGTATATTGATAGTACGGTTAGAGCTACCCTTCTTTCATTAATTGTTCCTTCGAGAAAAGGTAGAAATGCCTTTAATCTTAGAGGCAGCAATGAGCGCTTATTAATCACTTTAGTGAATGATAGTCGATCAAATGACTGACCAGCAGCATATCTTTGTGATATCCCGTGATAGCTCTTTAGAGTTTTCAAGGTATACAACAAACCATGGTGCTTTTCTAAGTGGAAGAACAATTTTGAATATTCTATGATCAAAC